GGATTTGCTCTAATGTTCGTCAGCTTTACAAAGACATTGAAGAAGATGTCCGGTTTCCGGCTTGGCTTCGGTGTGCGTGTGAATAAGCGAAACGCGCCGTTGTGGTGCTTCGCTATGCTCTTCGCCGGAATGTTCTATTTGATGTGGTATATGATTATCGGCGCGGGCTGGTGTCTGTACTTCTTCTTGTGGGCGTTTTACAAGATTTATTACTATCTATTCAAGGGAATTGCGGTCGGCTGTAAGAAGCTGTATCAACTCATTAAAGGGAAAACCGCCGCGCCGTCGGAAGCGTCGGTCGAACCGCCGAAGGAATGAACCAAACAAAAAAATCCCCCGTGCAAGGCTCGAAAGCCCGCACGGGGGATTGTTCTTTATGCGGCGGAAGGCTGAAAGGGGAAGCGCGATCCGCCGCGCGGTCAATTACTCTTTGTTGCTGTCGGTATCCGCCGGAATGCCGGAAATAGTGAAGTAGTCCGGAAGATTAAAGACGGCGGCTTCGATCAATTTATCCAGCGTTTCCGCGTCGATCTTGAAGCCCTTGCTATTCAGAAATTCAACAACGTATGCTTTCTTCTCTGCGCCCCTGCCGCTTCCGGTGTAAAGCTGTTCGGCGGCTTCGACGGCAACCGTTACCCACATTTTGATTTTCTCAAACTGTGCGGCGGTCGTCTTGCTTCTGATCCACGGGATCACGAAGGCGGTAATAATAGCCGCGATAAGAGCGATCACGGCGTTTGCAATGCTGGTAAGATCAATAGTCATTGTTTGTATCCTCGCTTTCTGTTATGTCGATTTTTTCTTTTTTCTTGATCCTGCCGACGATTACTTCGGCAAGACGCTTCATCATCATTACGCCGCATTCAATCACGACGGCGCGGAAATACCATTCGATCAGAACGGTTTGTTCCTGCCGCGTGATAAGGAATGAAACGTACTGCGCGACGATGAAAGCCGCCGTTGTAATTGCGATCACAATAACGGCTTTCGTTGCGAAGCGTTCGTCAGCCTTGAAGAAGCGGCGCTTCGCCACCCGCTTCCCGCTCGAAGATTTGATTTTCATTGCGTCCCCCTTTCACATAGCGCAATTAACGCACGGCGCGCGTTGTGTAACGCATACCGTGCGTTGTGCGTGTGTTAAACAAGCGTTAGATCATCGACGTTCACCGCCGCGACAACCGTTCCGCCGTAGGTAATCACGGCGCGCTTTCCGGAAAGCTCTTTGACGATGTGATCGCGGGAATAGACGAAGGAAGCAAGGCTTCCGCCGGAATAGGTTTTCGCGCCCGCTTTCACGCGCACTTTGCTTCCCGTTGTGATCTTCCGCGCCGATGTCCCGCCGGACGTGCCGGAATAGGTAATGAAAGCGTCGTCGTGTCCCGCCTTCTTCAACTTCTCCAGCATAGCTTCCGCGTTCTTCTTGACGCTGAACGCGCCCACTTGAACCTTGTAATACTTGCCGATCTGCACGATGTACGTATCGAAGCCTTCCTTTTTCAGCTTCGCCGCGAACGCTGTTGCGTTGTCCTTCTTCTCAAACGCTCCAAGCTGTACGCGGTAAAGGTTCTTCGCGTCGCCCTGTGGCTTCTGCTCCGGCTTCTGATCCTCTGCCGGAACGCCCAACCGCCTGTTTACCTCCGCCGCGATCTCGCCGTGTCGGTTATACAGATAATCGCCGGGGCAAGCCTTGTTCGCGTAATCCCTGTGAACGGTCATATTGCACCCGTTCTTGTGGTTTACGCGGTCGTCCTTGCTTGTACTCCATACCAGCTTTTTGATCCCGTTCCGGCGGCAAATATCTTCGACAAGATCAAGAAGCGCCGCGTATGCTTTATCATTCACGGCGTATGGGTGCTTTGTGTCGCTTGCAACCTCGATCGTGATTGCGCGGTTATCGTTCGCCGCTGAAGAACTGCACCACGAACGATCGGCTTCATCGACGTAAAGCCCGATCCGCCCGTCGTAGCCGATCCCGTAGTTTGAACTTGCCTGTCGCGAAGTCGGCTTGAAGATTTCGCCGATCCTCTCGGCGGAACATTGCCCGACGACGCAATGAATTGTGATCGTGTCGATCTTGTGATTTCGTGGGCTGTTCTTGTTCGGCGAAATCAGCGTACACGAAATAAGTTTGCTATTGCTCATTGCTGAACCCTCCTTTGCAATGAAGAAGCGGCGGGGAAGCCCCCGCCGCCGCTGGTGTTACTCTGCTTGATCCATTCGTTTTTCGATGTGGTCAAGCCGCTTGTGTGCCTGTTTCGCCGACGCTTCAACGTCGGTCAAGCGCGTTACGAACTCCGTATTCGTCTTTCGCTGTTCCTTCTGCTCCGCCTTGATTTCGTCCGTGTTCGCCTTAATGTATCCGATCTCGGTTAAAACGGTCGCGTCGTGCTTCACATTGCTTTCCTTGTCCTTGTCCCTGTTACGAACAAAAGCGATATAGCCGAACACGATAGCGCATACGGTAGAAAAGACGGAAAGAACCGTTGTGAAAGTGTCCATCGTTGATCCTCCTTCCTGCCGTTATGTTATCTCTTCCCACTTCGTCGAATTGACGCGCGGGGAATAGACGGAAGATTTGAAGTGCTGGGCGACGCATACCCACTTCTTCCCGTTGTGCGTTACCTTTGTTCCCTCCGTGATTACTTCGCCGTCCGGAAGGTCAGCCCATGCGCCGATCTGCTCTTCGGTCGGTGTGCGCGTCCACTTGTCCGGATTTGAAGCAGGGGATTTCCCACGGCTGTAATGCGTCGCCGTGTAGCTCACGCCGTCAAGCGTTACCACGTCGCCCGTGATATAGCTTTTCTTCTCGTTCCACTCTTCGCCTTGCTCCGGAAGGGAAACAAGGTTATTGCGGATACTCGAAATAATGCTTTCTTCGGTTTCGGCGCGGGCGGCTTCAACCTCCGCCATGATCGAAGCGCGCAAGGCTTCAAGCTCTGCCGCGCCTATCTGCTTTTCGTTCTTCTTGTGTGTTACGCTCATTCAAAATTCCCCCCGATCCCCGATACCCAGCAAGCGGTCAGCGCGTCGCCGCGCTGGACGGTTACGCGGATATTCATTCCGTACTGTGCCGCCGTGTTGATCTTATTTGTGAAAACGTGTGCAACGCCTTGAACAACCGCGTTCGTGCAATCCTCCCAAACGGGGGAAGCGTCAAACGGATTGTTCGTCGCTTCAACCTTGAACGTGCCGCCCGCCGGAATATCTCGCGTTACCTTGATATTCGCGCGTGTCGGCTGGCTGTTGGCTTCCAGCGGCGTGGAAAGCGTGATAACGAAGCCCGCGATCGACTTCGTGAACGTCAGCGTCCGGACGGCGCTATTTCCTGCGCTGTCGGTCGCCGTAATTGTGATCGTGTGCTGGGCGTTCGTAAGCGCCGTGAAGGTATTTCCGGAAACGGAAAGCGTCTGCGTTGCGCCCAACGTGATTGCGTTCTTCGTCGCGATTGTCTTTCCGTCGATCTTTTCAACAACGTTCACCGTGTCGCCGTCCGGATCGGTTACGCTGTATTGATAGGTGAAATCCCCGCGCTTCGTGCCAAGATCGGCGTTACTGCCGGAAATCACGGGCGGCTGGTTATGGATTACGGCAATATCTCCGCTTGTTGTGTACGCGGAATAATTGCCGTAGCTGTCCTTCGCGCGGACGCGGTATTTTAACGTGTTCCACGCCTTCATTACCGCTTCCGTGAACGTCCTGCTTGCGGACGCTTGAACCTGTGTCCACGCGCCGCTGTTGTATGAGCGCTCGAAACAATAGGTCAGCGCGTCGCCGTCCGGATCGGTCGCCGCCGCGCAAGAAATGTTGATGTTCTGCCCGCTGTAACACGTTTCTGGCGCGGTAATGCTGGGCGGCGCGGAAGGCGCGGAATTGTAGATTACCGTATAATTTCCGTCGCTGTTCGGGCTGTCAGATACCAAGATAGAAGATTTAAGATTACAAAGCGGGCGAACGCCATAGTAGCCGTAGTACGCGCGGCTGTAGCTCAAAGGGCCGACCGAATGGACGTAGCGGACGCCGCCGGCGCCCGACGAATTAGGCGTTCGAAGCCACCAATACCAGCCCTTTGACGTGCTGAAATTGCTGTTCGTGTACTCCGAATTGCTCACGCATTGCGCCGTAGGATAAGCGACGCGGGAAGCGTCGTTGCTGAATAGCGCAAGAAGCGATCCTTCCGCGATATTGTTTTCATTCGCAAGCCCCACTTCTGTGGTGGACGGAAGGAACATTTTTGACGTTACCGTTTCATAGCTTCCGCCGTCGGTAACTGTATTTCTTGCGACGGTCTGCGTTGTTGTCAGAAGCTCCGCAACGAACTTCGGATCAAGCATAGCAAGGAAGCCCGCCCACGCGTCGTATTCGTTGTAATTGTTCCATACGTTCGCGTTTGTGGGCGGCGCGTCTGCGCTGTGCTTTGCGCTGTACCATGCGCCCGCCGCCGCGTTACTGTTCAGCCATTGCAGAATGTTTGAATATTGATAGCGGTTATTGCCGTATTGTTTCCGATCGCTGTTGCTGTTGCTTGCTTCCTTTGCGTCGAAGCACATTAACTGAATGATTTTTTCCGTAATCAGCGTTACGGAATTCGACGGGTAGCCGCTGTGGTTCTTGTCGGCGATCTTGAAAACGATCTTCGATCCGAAGCGCGATTGATACGCCGAAAGAACCGGAACTTCAATCTTCGCGCCCACCGACAAACTGCCTAATGTTTTTGACATTGTGCCGCCTCCTTTGATTTCATTAAGCTGTTGTAATACTGATCCGTCCGCCGGATCAAGTGATAACTGTTTCCCTTTTCGGCGTGTCCTCTCCAGCTTTGATAGGATTGTTCAACGGTCTTTGCGTCGATCCGTCCCGCCGCGTGAAGGGCGGCTAATTTCTTCAACTTCCGCTTCATATTGTTTTTGCTCCTGCGGCGCACCTTGCGGATCACCGCGCCGCTTTCGGTCAAGTATGTATGAAAGCCCAAGAAATCAACGCCGTGTTTTAAGGGAAAGATATTTGTTTTCGCGTTCAGCGAAAGCCCGCGCGCCTGTACGAACGCTTCAATCTGCTTCCGGCACTCCTGCAAATATGCTTTGTCGTGATGGATCAAAAAGAAGTCGTCCATATAGCGCCCGTAATATTTGATACCCAGCTTTTCCTTTACGAAGTGATCCAGCCCGTCAAGGTAGAGAAGGGCGAAAAGCTGTGAAGTTTGATTGCCGATCGGTATTCCGACGTTGCCTTCGGTGCTGTCGATGATAAGATCGACAAGCCACAAAACGTCCGGATCGGTTATCTTCTCGCGGATTAAGGCTTTCAAAACGTCGTGCCGGATCGAATAGAAATACTTTGAAATATCGCCTTTCAGTATCCAGCCGTCAATTCCGTTCTTCCTGTAAAACCTCCGCATGAACTCTTGAAGCCTGTCTAACCCGTAATGCGTACCTTTCCCCACCTGCGACGCGTAGTTATCGCGAATGAACGATCGTGTCAAAATCGGTTCAAGCACGTTATCGCAAAGCGAATGTTGAACAACCTTGTCTTTGTAGCTGTTCGACATAACCACGCGGCGCTTCGGTTCGTATACCTCGAACGTGTTATACGGGGACATGGTATAGCGCTTCGTTCTGATCTGCGCGCTTAATAGGTTCAGCGCTTCAAGAAGATTAACTTCAAACTTTGCCGCCGCTCCTTTCCACCTCTTGCCTTGCCGCGCCTTTCGGTAGGCATTGTATAGGCTTTCAAAACTGTGTATCTTTTCAAAGTCTGTCATAATAAAAAATCCTCGCTGTTTATAACCTTTACCAGCCGCCGGAAGGCGGTATGCTCCGGTATCGGCGATCCTGTATTCGTCCCCGCCGTGGATAGCGGCGA